TTTGTATTCTTACATTTGAAGAACCTAATATTTTTAAATCACCTGTACCAGAATCTAAAATTAAACTATCTGAACCATCGTGATAAATCTGTAAATCATTACCAGCTCCAAGTTTTATTCTACTTGCATCACCTAATAAAACATCGTGATTAAATGTTGCAGTACCAGCATCTGACATATCAAGAGTGAGGGCAGTTATAGTAGAACCACCATCATCACCCATAAACTTAATATCTTTGTCTTGGGTATTATTTACTAATTGAACATCACCACTACTATTTTGTAATTGAAACTGTGTTGTGCCACCATCTTTGAATGTAAAATCGCCACCATCTGCATCAAGAATAATATCTCCACCAACATCTAGTGTTAAATCGCTACTATCAGAAATAGTAGAACCATTAATTGTTATATCATCTACTGTAAGTGTTGTAAGCGTACCAAGACTTGTAATATTTGTCTGTGCTGCTGTAGATAATGTACCAGCTAGTTCTCCACTAGAACCATAAATAACTGCTTTGCTGTTTACAACTGTATTAGCTGTAGAGCCATCAAGTAAATTAATTTCAGCTGCAGTACTTGTAACACCATCTAATATATTTAATTCTGCAGGTGTCGCACTAATTTGTGTTGTTGTAGCTGCTGCTAAAACTGGAATGTACCCACCTTGGTTTATTAAATACTGTGTATGGTCTGATGTTGGGTCTACAATACTAAGTGTAGTTTCGTTAGCATCTGCAGTAGCTCCTTCAAAAACAATAGCATTTGAAGCCTGCATAGTAACCGTATCTGCTGTAGTAGTTGTTCCTGCTACAGTAAGTTTAGGAACTAATAGTTCTCCTGTACTTGGATTATATCTTAAAGCACCTGTA